CCCCATTGCCCTTCATTTGGCTTTCACGGAATTACACCAATCGTATGTGGCAATGCGAGAAGTCGGTTTTACCGAATCTGAGGCTCTCAGGTTTCTAGCCTTTTGCTCGATACACGAAGGCGATTTGTAATGGGTTGGGAGTTTTTGGACGCATTTGACCCAAATCCCATTGAAGTTCTCGTTGTTGAGTATGACCTTGCCGAAGCAATGCGTTCGCCAATGTGGTTTAACGAGGCAATCTGTCGAAACAGTGAAATAAAAGCCCAATACCTCGATACGTTTTTTCCCGAAAGCAATACAGGGCACGGCGCAAACCACTTAGCGCAGGCTCGCAAATTGTGCTTAAAGTGCCCCGTTCGCTACGAGTGTCTCGAATTTGGTTTGGAAGAACCGTTTGGGGTTTGGGGCGGACACTCTATCACTCAACGGAAAAGGATTAGTTCTGTAGTGAAAAAGGGTAGTAGCCTTTTGAAAGCAAGCCAGCAAATAGACGCACGGAGTAGAAATGCCCGATAACGAGAAGATTCCCTTAGACAACTTCTCAGAACTAGGTGCGTCGGGTCTTTGGCGCACAGGTGGATTCGTCATTGACGATATCCTCCCCCAACTTCGAGGTAAGCAAGCACAAACCGCTTATCGAGATATGTCGGAGAACGACCCAATTATCGGCGCAATGTTATTTGCTATCGAGCGTGTAATCCTTCAGGTGGATTGGCGCATTGACCCCTACGACGACACCACGGGTGAAACCCCCACGGATAATGACCGTGCCGTCGCACAGTTTATTGCCGAGTGTATGGACGATATGTCGCACAGTTGGCACGAACTTATTATTGCAGTTCTGTCGTTCTTGCCTTACGGCTGGTCATTCTTTGAACTGATTTACAAGCAGCGCAAGGGGCCGAAGCAAAAAGACCCCGCCAAGCGTTCCAAGTATTCGGACAACAAAATCGGCTGGCGCAAGATTGCTATGCGAACCCAAGACTCGCTCTGGCAGTGGCAGTTTGACGAGAGTGGTGGAATCAAGGCAATGATTCAGCGTGACCCGACGACGGGTCGCTTAAACGTTATTCCAATTGAGAAGGCTTTGCTGTTCCGCACTACAACCGCCCGTGGAAACCCCGAAGGTCGTTCAGTTCTTCGTAACGCCTTCAAGTCGTGGTATTACAAGCGTCGCATTGAGGAATTTGAAGCCGTCGGCGTTGAGCGTGACCTTGCCGGTCTGCCAATGGCGTATGTTCCGCCAGAATGGTTGTCGTCTTCGGCTACTCCTGCGGAAAAATCCGCACTTGCCGCTATGGAAGCAATTGTCCGTGGTGTAAAGCGCAACCAGACCGAAGGCATTATTTTGCCCGCAATCTTTGACGAGGCAGGCAAGCCCCTTGTGGACTTTAAGTTGCTAACGTCGGGCGGAAACCGTCAGTTCAACACCGACCAAATCATCACTCGCTATAACCAACATATTGCTATGACGGTTCTGGCGGACTTCATTATGCTCGGTCACGAATCGGTGGGTTCGTTTGCCCTCGGAACCTCGAAGGTAGACCTCTTTGTCTCCGCAGTGGAATCGTGGGTTCGCCTCATTGCTGAGGTCTTCAATTCTCACGCCATTCCCCGCCTTCTCCAACTCAACGGTATGGACACGGCACGTTGCCCGCAGTTGGCATATGGTCAGATTTCCGCCGTGGACTTGCAGGAACTCGGTGCGTTCCTCACAAACATCACCAACGCCAAGTTGCTTACCCCCGACAACAATTTGGAAGAATACCTCCGAGAGTTGGCGGGGTTGCCTGGTTTTCAGCCGGAGGCAAATGGCTTGTCGGACAACAAGCGTTATGGCGGTCAGACCGTTGCGGACACGCCCGCCGAAGACCACAACAAACCTTTTGTGGCAGAGAAGCCTTCCGGTGCAAGCCCCGAAGGAAAAACCGAAGCCTCGGACGTTCAAAATCCGCAGGGCGGACTGAACGATATGTCTGGCGGTAGCGGACTTCAAGAGGATATTACCTCTGCCGGATACACCGGACAAGCACCCCCCACCGTCGGCGCAGGCTCCAAGAAGGGCAAAGGAAAGACGGGCGGTAGTAACACCGCTGGTAAGGTAGGACGGCAAATCAAGCGTCCGAAGACGGGGGCGAACGGCCCGCTAACTAACAACCAAGGAACTACGTCGTGACCCTACGTTTTCGTAAAGTAAGCGCACAACCCAAGAAGAATCGCACAACCCTTCGCCGTGTCTCTCCCGCTACCGCTCTAAAGGCACGGCAACCACGGGCATAGACCGTTTGTTTTGGAAACACGCAGTAGCATTTTAGTAAACGCATAGTGGGAGAAGTTGTGGACAACTCAAAGATTATTGACGTGATAGAAGAAGTTGAACTCGCCAGCGTTATTATCAACAAATCCATTGACGGGGAGGTGCGGGAATACGCCGCACGACTACTCAACGAGGGTTACGAAACCGCAACATTGACCGCCGTGGAAAAAAACGGAGAGGTTTCCCTCAAAATGGTTCCTAGCAAGAAGGCTGTCGGCTTCCCGTTTTCATTCACGCCCAGCCCCGTTCCTGCCGACGTTGAAGACGATTCTTCCACGGACGTTCAGGTGACGCTAAACCCCGCTACCGTCGCAGCCATTCTCTCGGCTATGCAAGAAGACACCGAAGATGACTCAGATGACTACAGTTCTATGGAAGATTCTTCCGAATACGACGACAGTTCAAGCGAATACTCGGACAGCAGTGATTCTTCTTCGTCCAGCGACAGTTCAGATTCCAGCGATTCTTCGTCTTCTGACGATAGTGAAATGTTGGGTTCGAATTGGAAGGACGGTCTTGACCCGTGGCAGGTTGAACTTGCCGAGGATTTGGACGAGACGGTTCAAAATCTGGGTCGTTTCCCCACAACTGACGTGTCCTACGTCTCGATTTCACCGTTCCGTGACCGTGGTTTGACTTGCTCAAACTGCGTGGCGGGCACTCTCAATGGTTGCCAATGGGTTGCCGTTCAGTGCGACGCTGACGGTTGGTGTCGTCTGAATATGGTTGAAGTTTTGGAAGAGGCGGAAGCCACTTCTGAGGTCGAATACAACAAGTTCTTTGGCTTTGGTCGTGACCGTGACGAAGAAGACGAGGACATTTTTGGCTCTCCCGAAGACCAAGAAGAAGAAGATATGGAAAGTGACGAGGACGATTCCGAGGACGCTCCCCGCCGTCCCTACCGCAAAAATAACCCCGACGTTGCCAGCGTCCACATTGACGCACCGAGCAACGGTGGCGGAGTGGGCTCATTTGTCGGCAGTTTCCGTCGCAAGCCCAAGTTTGTGCCGGAAACTATGACTGTTATTGAAGAAGTAAACCCTGAGGTTGTGCAGGACGCAAACCTTCTGCAAAAATCCGAGTTAATTCCCAATCAAATTCGCAAGTCGGACGAGCAACGCTACACAATGGGCCCGTGGTATGTGCCTTATCGCTCAGACGCTCACGGCGAGTGGACTGACCCGCAGGAACTCCAAGAAGCACTCTGGGGCTACGTCCGCAACGGAGACAGGCAGATTCGCCTTCAGCACAACGTGGACATTGTGGCGGGAGAATGGCTCGAAGCCCTCACTTGGCCGCACGAAGTCACCGTTCCAATGCTTCAGGCAAACAGTGGTGAAATCAAGCAGGTTTCATTCCCCGCCGGAACCGTTTTCCTCGGTGTTCAGTGGGAACCGTGGGCTTGGGAACTTGTGAAGGAAGGCAAACTCCGTGGCTACTCAATCGGTGGCACGGGCTCAGGTGTCGAAGCCGACCTTCCCGTGGAAGAATCGCCCTACAAGACATTCTTAGGAGACAACTAAATGGCTACCAAATCACTTGCTGGAAACGGAACCGTCGTCCTCGCCGCCGCTCAACTTGCGTCCGGCAAGGTTGCCCCGCTGACCACCTCGTCAGCGTTGGTTCTCAACGCTTCAGACCGCAAGCACTTGTTTTTGACAAACACGGGTTCGAGTGCTATTTACATTGGACTTGGAACGGCTGCTATCAGCGGTGGTGGAATCGTCCTTCCCGCTAATCAGTCAATGCCCCTCGATGTTCCCTACGGTGGCGCAATCTACGCACTCGCCGTCACTGCGTCGGGTAGTTCGCTCGCTTACGCAGAGTTTTAGAATCCGGTTTTTCCAAATCAAGGGCTAGTATTTGCCCGATACGACAACTCTTGTGGAGGGTTTATGACGGACAGTTTCACTAAAACGGTTGAGCAATGGCTCAACGTTGCCAAGGGCGGTGCAGGTTCAGGTCGCTACCCCAAGGGTTCAACTCACACCAAGGAAACCTTGGGCGGCGAGGCAGTTCGTCTCTCTAACCTTGTTCTGGAAAATGCCAAGAACCTTACTCCCGACCAAGCGAACGCCGCTATTGAAGCGCACGAAATTATGGCTGACCTGCACAAGCAACTTGCACAAGCAACGGCTGGTGATGACCGTGCAGTTCGGGCAAACCTCGCCGCCGCTGACGCTCACTACAAGGCGGCGGCTACTATCGCTAACAAAATGGGCGAGTGGGCACAACCCACCACACCAGAGGCGCAGGCTCTCGCTGGCTTCGACAAACCCAAGGCAACCTCTAGCCAAGTTTCAGCGGCTTCCAAAGCAGCCACCGTTGCCACTCTCGACGCAGAAAAGTTGTCGCAAAAAAATGAAAGCGACAAGGTTTACATTGGCGGCTCACTCTTCCTTGGATACAACGACCCCGACAGCAAAGTAGTTGCCAAAGGCGGGCCTGGCTCAGGACGACACCCCGAAAGAACCACGACCTTTTTGGACGGCAATCTCCCCAAGTTGAAGACTTTGGACGGACGTGTCTTTGACCTGCAAGTTATTACTCGCAATGCGCTTGGTGCGCTTCTTGCCACTGAGACTATGCCCGACGACGGCGACGAATGGAGTGGGTTCTTGGACGGAACTTACAGTATTGACGACTTTGACCGTGGAGACGCTAACGCTTTGGGCGACGCAATTTTTGACTTTGTTGGCGACAACATTGCCGCCCTTGAACAATCGGGTCTGCCCGACGAAAACATTGGTGACGACATTGTTTTGACCGCCAACGGTCACGGTACTGGCTTCTGGGATAGAGACATTCCCAATGGTCAGGAACTCTCCGACGCAGTTCAATCTTATTTTGGCCGTGGCGGCGTGACCGCCGTTGTCGGTGACGACGACGCAGTTCACCTCGAATTCTCGATAACTAAGTCCGTAGGAGGACAAATAAAAATCAACAAATCAAATGTGCAAGACCTCGTTGATACGGCTGTTGCATTGGAAGACGAGGCTGACGCTCTGGTTGAGCGTGGAATGTTCGTAGCCGCCGCTACGGTCTTCCGTCAGTCCGCCACCTTCTACGACTTTTTGGTTAGCGAGTTCAAGCCCTTCGGTGACGGTGACGCTATTGGCGCAGCCTCCCGTGAGGCCGCTCGTCTCCGTGACCTTGCCGTTCAGTGCCTCACCATTGAAAACGAAATGGGCGAACCCGCCATTGTTTTCAACAAGTCGAAGGTGCGTAAGGGCGGTGAGGGCTCAGGTCGCCACAGGGAAGAAGGCAGTAACGAAAAGTTGCGCTTCCGTGGCAACCGCAAGACCTCGGCTCACGGTCAAGGCGTAACTTTTGACATTCGGCCTGGCACTGAAAACTTCAACCACGGTCAGCACCTCGAAGCCGCAGCCGCCCACATTGCAGCCGCCCGTGCATTGGTGAACCGTGGAGAGTATGGAAAGGCTGAAGAACACCTGCACGAAGCCTCGTTCCACGGCACTATGGCTACCTACCTTCTGCAGTCGCCCAAGCGTTTCTACTCAATGACGAACACCAACTTGGGTGAAGCCGCTGGCAAGGTCTACGAAGCAACGCATATGGGTCGTCGTGCAATGCGTGAGGCTTCCAAGACCGCTAATGACTACTCTCGCTTTCTCCGCAAAGGTGGCG